GGAATGCGTTGACCGGTCTCACTAATCACGATTGAGCGGTGAGGTGAACGTTCGCAAAGCGCATGCAGGACCGCTAAATTTTGAGCACGTGCAAAACCGATTTCATCGAGAAGAATAATTGCACCTGGGTGCTGAATCGCCTGGGTGATGATGCCGGGTTTCCAAACCACGTTCGAATTTTCGAGGGTGTTGCCTCCGATAAATTCAGCACGCTCAAGCGCTTCATCAAAGTTAACCCGGAACAATCTGCGACCAAGTCGGTTTGCAACCTGGGCCACGAACTCAGTCTTACCAGTGCCACGCTCACCGGCTAACCATAAATTGTCCGGCAGTGGGTCATCGAGGGCGATGAGAGTTTGGTGCAAGTGCTGAGGGTTAAAGTTGTAGTCATCAACCAGGGCGGGAGCGCCTGGGTCGTTCCAAACGTCCACTGAAAGATTTGAGAAGTCCACGTACTCACCCTTGAAATGGTAGTGGCAGATATCGCCGAATACATCAATCGCAAGGCGAGCGGTTGTGCTAGGGATAATCTTAGCTACCTCGACCAATTGCTCAGGGGTTGCGACGGTCCTGAATTCGTCGAACAATTTGGATACCTCAGTATTGATGGCGCTTTTAACCACGTCGTAGTCAACGCCTTGAATCGCATTAACCTGTGCGTTTAAACGTCGAGACAAAGAATTAAAGTCGGCATGCAGAGTCTGGTTTTTAGAGACCGCATCATCGACCAGGCGCTCGACAACCTCCTGGACTTTGTGAACATTCGATATAGCAGTCGAGACCTGGTTCGTCGCAGTGACTATCTGAGAGCGAATGTCATCAGGTATCTGAGCGGTGAGGTCCATTGTTGCCCGAGTGGCCTTGACACTGTCAAGGGATATCTTGTTGGTATGGATTAAGATGCCGACTTGTTCAACCACTTTTTCCTTATCCTTAAAAGGACCCAGGTTGTGACAGGATAGCACTGCGTTGAGTTGATTGATAGGGATGAGAGAGAGTTGACGTTCGATATTCATGTAAGCCTCCGAAAAAGTAAATTAAGATAAAGTAAAGAGCGCACCGCAGTGGCACGTTGGTAAACCGAATCCGGCCCACTTGGCAGAGAGTCGAATTGTGTAACCGCATTCACAAACCGCTTTAAGCATGCGTGTTGACTGGGTTTTTTTGTTTGAATTGACATTCAACCGGGCATGCGGATAAGCGCCCATGCCGTCTACCAAAGCGCCGAAGTTGTCTGTAAACCGCTTACCCACGACCGTGGCGGTCGGCTTGCCCTCAAGCCATAAGCTTTTAACGCAAGCGGGGAACCGGCCTTTGTGCCCATCGCCGTCAGTCGCACAGTGAGCTAGTTCGTGCACAAGCACACCGAATACCTGGATAGGGTCATCCATCACCGGGGAGATAAGGATTTCATGAAAATTGTCATCCGATGCCTTAGAGGACCAGTGCTCACCGATTGCCCTGTTTAAACTGCGAGCGTGCCTGGATGGGAAACCGCAAGTCACTCGAATGGAATCCGGCAAGGGAAAGCCGACTGACTTAAAGATGGGCCTAAGCTCAACGACTGCTTTGTTGAGCCAGTCTTCACGTGTAGTAGACATTATTTTTCTCCTCTGATTAAGTGTTTTAAAGTGATTCGGCCCAGGCATTCGCCTGCATGCCGAGAGCCGTTCGCATAGGTGTAGGTTTCACCGCACCCGCCAAGCCAGTCAAGCATAAGCACGACGGCCCCGACTGCAAAGATTATTGAGAGCGTTAATGTAATGAGTGCTTTAAGCATTGAGTCACTCCTAGATAGATATGTAGGCGTTGCGTAAAATAGCAGTCGCATCAGCCTGCGACAAAGACAAGTCAAGCGCTTGAATTTTCCCGGTATAAACCCGGATAAGATGCGATGCTGATTCGACGTTTTCAGGGGTATTCTCTGAGCCTTTAAAGCGTGCTATCTCAGATACAAACGCCTGAATGCAGATAGGTATGAGTTTTTTTGATTGCATTTTTAAGCCTCCTTGTATTGATACAAAAGCGTATCCAGTAACTCCCCAGGAGAAGTTACTAGCTAGACTTTTAAACTGTAATTATTTTCAGTAATTTTTCTTTGGATTCTGTAGACATGCCCTCTTTATTTAGCCATGCGGACATTCTTAGCTCTGCAATGATGTTGACCAAATGCCTGGTATTTTGTACATGATGGCTTTCTGCATCGCCCAGTGTCCTCGCAACAATGTACAGTTGTTCTACAGTCTGCTCGATGGATGCTAATTCTCTGAATGTGTATCTCATAATATTTTTCCTTGATAAATTAAAAATTGATGCGACTGCATCCACAAGCACACTCTACGAATGCACTTGAAGGGCAGTCCCCTTGTCACCGTTATTCACGACGGTGAGACGTGAGGGAGTTGTTAGAATCTCTAGGCTCCCGGAGTGATAAGGACTGGAACCTTACCGGCTTTTGGCTCGCCCTCGCACGTTTGTTAGTCGTGGTCATAGGGGTCAATTTCAGTCAGTGCTTTCACTGAATGAGCCTCAATGATAGCACACGTTTAAACGTTCGTGCAACTATTTTTAAAATATTTTTAAATTATTTTGGGGTTGTTGTGGACGTGGATGTATTCTTTATTAGTTGCTCGATTTGAACTCTTAAGTATTCAGTGAGTACTTTTGTCTATTTGACCGATTTAAACGGCTTTAGAGCGATTATTTGGGGTGATAGCACCTACCCCCTTGGGATGCTATCGTTCGACGCTCCTGGACGGTTTTCACTATTTTGGTGCATTTATTATCCACAGTTTGCGGTGGATAACTTTACTTGTCAACAGGGTGTGGATAAGTTTAGAATGGGGTCTGTGGATAACTTTCCGCATGCAGTTTAAACGGTCCAGATGAGTGGCTCATGTGTTGAGCCTGCTGAAATCGAGGGGCCAGTGCGAAGCACAAAGGACCCTTAAAGCGAACCTAATGAGAACAGGCGTTTAAACACCAGGTGTAAATGCATGAGGGATGATGTATTGATGGATAGGGTTTATTAAAAATAATGGGAGATAGAGACATGGGCATTGAAAACGACATAAAAGAGACCGCATTAAATAATAGTGCTGAGGATAGCGAACGCACAAGCAGGAACGCTGAGAGCGAGAGCCTGAGCGAAGCGATACAGTCAGCGGTAAAAAGAACTGTAGATAAAAGAACAAAGGACGGAAGGGTTATAGGAGTAAATAAAGGAGAGGCGAGAATGACTGCAAAGATGAGATGCTTTGCAAGTGGAGTAGCTCAAGGACTCTCACCAAGAGAGGCCTATACAAAGGCTTACGACACAAGGAGAATGGGAGATGCAACAATCATTAGTGAAGCGAATCGATTAATGAGAGACCATCGCATAAATACTCTACTAGAGCACGTCTGGGAGAGCGTGGAACAAAACATTATTGATGATGCAATAGCCACTCGCAGGAAGATTATGGGAGAGCTTTTAAAGCATGCAGACGATGACAAAGCTCGACTGGGAGATAGACTTAAATCACTCGAATTAATGGGTAGAGCGATAGGTATGTTCACCGATAAGAGTGAAGTAAAGACTGAGGCGGTTGACACCGAGCAACTCAAACGTGAACTCGATGAGCACTTGCATAAGTTTGGCAAGCCTGTGCATTGATTATAAATTTATAAATAGTGTCACGCCGTATGTGATGCCTGCCCGCCCGACCCCCACCACCCCCTACCCCGCCGGATGGGCCGTACAGCCCTCCCCAGCCATACGCTCTATTTTCCACATCCCACCACATACCCCTATGCAAACACGAACGTTCACCCCCTGCCCCCTTATCAATAAAAGTGCTTGACAGTTTAAACGGTGAATATAGAATACCCCCCTAGAACGTTTCTATTTTGTTCACCCGGGGGGGGGTATATATGAGTCCAAGACAAAAGCAGGTATTTGATTTTATACAGGCGTACATAAAGCTTAAGGGTTACGCTCCGTCGTACATGAACATTGCTCAGGGTTTAGAGTTAAAGAGTAAATCCAATATACATAGGCTTGTGCATAAGCTTAAGGAAGAGGGATTGCTTCACGTGAAACCTCATGAGTTTCGTTCGCTTAAGGTGATAGATAAGACCGTTGGTCAAATGGTTAAGCTGTAATGCCAATCCTGACTAAGACTGAAATACGCAACTATCGCAAGATGTTAGAGACCTTGCCGGAGGGTCATGTCAACATTAAGAAGATTCATCAAGTATTAAGGGCTGACCAACATGAACGATGTAAAGAGAATTTCTTACCATTTGTACATTCAATGTGGTCCGCTTTTATCGGTGGTGAGCACCACTCAATCATGGCGAATGCATTTGAGAGAGTTGCTGAGGGTAGTCTTAAGCGTCTTATTATCAACATGCCGCCAAGACACACCAAGTCTGAGTTTGCATCTTTCTTGTTTCCGGCGTGGTATCTGGGTAAATTCCCTGACCGCAAAATTATACAAACCGCACACACTGCTGAGTTGGCGGTTGGTTTCGGTCGTAAGGTTCGCAATCTTGTTAATACGCCTGACTATCAGCAGATATTTCCTACCAAGCTATCCTCTGATTCAAAGGCGGCAGGACGATGGAACACACACAAAGGAGGCGATTATTTTGCGATTGGTGTGGGCGGTGCAGTAACTGGTAAAGGCGCTGACGTTCTCATTATTGATGACCCGCATTCCGAACAAGAGGCTATGCTTAACAACCCCTCTGTCTATGACAGAGTTTATGAATGGTACAACTCAGGTCCTCGTCAGCGTCTGCAACCAGGGGGAGCCATTATCATTGTCATGACCCGGTGGTCAAAAAAAGATTTAACCGGTCAAATCGTCGATGCGTCGTTTAAACGAGATGGAAGTAGCGAATGGGAAATCATAGAATTCCCTGCCCTGTATCCTTCGGGTAAACCCCTATGGCCTGAGTTCTGGTCACAAAGCGAACTAGAAGCCATTCGTTCTGAATTGCCTGTCAGCAAATGGGAAGCGCAGTATCAGCAAAACCCAACATCAGAAGAAGGCGCTATCATTAAAAGAGACATGTGGAAGCTCTGGGAAAAAGACAATCCACCGTCTTGCGAATACCTTATACAGTCATGGGATACCGCCTTTGAAAAATCATCAAGGGCGGATTATTCGGCTTGTACAACCTGGGGCGTTTTCTACAGCCCCAATGAGCAAGGCAAAGAAATCGCTAATATCATTTTGCTTGATGCGTTTAAACAACGCATGGAATTCCCGGCGTTAAAAGCCAAAGCCCAACAAATGTACAAAGAATGGAATCCAGATTCTTTAATCATTGAGAAAAAAGCCGCAGGCGCTCCTCTTATTTATGAACTCAGGGCGATGGGAATCCCGCTATCGGAATATACACCGAGTAAAGGAAATGATAAGATAGCCCGTGTAAACGCTATATCAGACCTCTTTGCGTCTGGTCTAGTGTGGTGTCCGGGTACAAGATGGGCTGAAGAACTGGTAGAAGAACTGGCATCTTTTCCAAACGGCGACCATGATGACTTAGTCGATTCGACCAGTCAAGCGTTGCTGAGGTTTCGTCAAGGTGGTTTTATTCGGCTCGACTCTGATATGCCTGATGAAGAAAAATACTCCAGACGTAAAGTCGCTTACTATTAGGAAACAACATGATTGACAAAGGTCTTTATCAAGCGCCCCAAGGCATCCAAGGTTTAAACGACCCCATTGAGATTGAGATAGAAGACCCAGAGGCAGTCCATATCAGCATGGATGGCATGGAGCTTCATATAGAAAAAGAAGAATCTGTTGATTTTGATGCAAACCTTGCCGAGTACATTGATGAATCCACCCTTCAGTCTATTGTGGGCGACCTCATCGGTGACTATGAGGATGACATCGCATCCAGAAGAGATTGGATTAGAGCCTATGTCGATGGATTGGAACTGCTAGGCTTAAAGATAGAAGAAAGAACAGACCCCTGGCCTGGCGCTTGCGGTGTGTACCATCCCCTGCTTTCAGAGGCGTTGGTTAAGTTCCAAGCCGAAACCATCATGGAAATTTTCCCTG